ACATACTGCATCTTACACCGTGGATGACGAAGAGCGTGACAACAATCATCTGACTGATTTGGCCTTTTGTACCAGTGAATGTTATGCGGAATGGTTGGTGGAATTCAAAGATAATTTACCACATAATCTTGACACATTTTATCCTCCGTACCAGTACCTTAAGACTAAAGAAGAGTTTGAGCAGTACATAGGACTATTTAAATGAACAGAGATACCGCAAACAAAATCATCCATGAGCAGATCATGAATGAGTGTTGGCATGAGTGGGAGTTCAACCCCAAACCGACAGCTAGGTGGGTATGCTCTAAATGTAATGATAGTCACGAAGATCTCGACTGTCCGGCTCCTCCCAACTACTGCGACGATGCCAATCAAGCGGTGCTCGTGTGGACGAAGCTCAAGCTTTGGAAGGTAGAGCTCTTGATTGTCAAGCCCTATTGGCGAGCATGGACGTTAACCCGCGAAGGACGCGGCGATGGCACCTGGCTTGACGGAACCTTGCTCGGTGTCACGGACGGCGGCCACTTTATCACACTAGAATACAAAGATGCACCATATTGTAGGATCAATCCATGAAATTTAAGGTAAATAAAGCTGTTTTTGACCCTGGAATTAGTGATTCCGTACTTATTCCACCTGATTCTATAGGCCAGATCCTAGATTCTGGCTATAAAATACAGTATGATGACCTTTTGTATGCAAAATGTCCTACTGAAGAGCTTGCAGTAGTCGTTTGTATGGCCTTAAATGGCAACAAACCGGCCCTTGCACATGCTCAAGGTGAGTGGCTATCACAAAGAACATGCCCCGAGTGCTATGAAGACAAGGAAAAATGTACATGTTAGAACAATCACCTGATGTTATAGAGGCTGATATTCAGGATTCTGGAGGCCAGATCAGGGATTCTGGAGCCAAACTATATAATACTGGTGTTAATTTTATGGATTCTGAAGGCCAAATCCGGGATTCTGACTCTAGGGTCATGGATTCTGGCTCTAAGATTCAGGATTCTGAGGCTGAAACATTCCTTTCTAGAGGCCAAAACAACCCTAATCACACTAATTTAGGAGACCAGATTATGGATTCTGGCTCTAAGATTCAGGATTCTGAGGCTGGAACACCCATTTCAGGAGACCAGATCATGGATTCTGGAGTCCAAAACGACGCTGAAACACCTGATACAAGCCCTAAAACTCACTGCTTGGACTGTACACTTAAGCACCTTGGAGCTGCTTGCGTGCTTGCTGACGAGTATAATTCTGGCTATGCAGAGTCCGGTATATTGATGATTGGTCACCTCCACGAAGCAGGGCGTGAATGTGGTGATGAGGCCCTTGCGCGTAGACTACGCACTATAAGGGTCGAAGCTACCGCGTTAATAGGTGCTGAAGCACCTATTGACCTTGTTTCTGGCGTCCTTGCTCTGGCGCGTGGTATAGTCCTTGGAGACCGTCCTTAATGATTGTGTGTTCCGGGCAGAAAAAGCGATCGAGTCTGAGGCCTTAAAGTAGCTGGACGGATTTGTATACATAGAACGGCCTAACGTTGCTTAGAGGTATCGGTAACGCGTATCAGATCGAGCGTATAGAGCCTTTGGACCTTGCGGCCTTATTGAGGTGGCTGAATTCGAGCCTTCGCCCTTTTTCAGCTATTTTGAGGCTGTAGACTATCTAAGACCTTGGCAGTCAACGAGTTAAGCCATTATCTACTTTTAGGCCGTTTCACTAGCTGTATATATAAATTCTTTTTTTTGGAAATTCTTTGATCTGGCAACTGTAAAAAACAGTAAAGAGAGTAGAAGAGTAAGATACCCTGAAAATACACGGACGATCCAGTAAGAAAAGGGTAAAAAAACGGTTAGGTGCGAAAAGCGACACATGCCTGTTAGTATAAAATAGGCTAAGCTTTATTAGCCTGTCGCAAAAAGCGACTAACCTTTGTTAGTGTGTCGCAAAAAGCGACATAGGCAAATGGCCTAGAAAAAGTGATTATATTCTAGAGTCCAGATTCAAGCCCATGATTATATCTTTCAGGAGGTGACTATTTCTAGACACAAGCATCTACGTCTAGCGTGATTATTTCTAGTGGCGTCTGGATGATTATTTCTAGAAGATAGAGACAGGCGTCTGGATACAAGCGTCTGGAGTCTGGATTCTGGGCATTGGTTGGGAGAATAGTTGCCTTATAATGGAAGCATGCCTCAATCGGTTTAGTTGCCAGAATCCAGAATCCCAGAATTTCCGGCTCTAAAAGCATGTTTTCGGCCAAAATCTCAGCATTTAGACACAAAAAAAGCCCATCAGTATTGCTACTGATGGGCTTAACTCGTATACATATTGATTATTTCGACACAACGCTTCCAACTCTTGTTTTTGAGCTGAGCGAGAAGCTCAGCCAAAGTACAATCATCCAGGTCGTGTTCAAACGTGAGCTCACGGCCTTCTTTTGTATTAATGGTCACATTTCTCCTATGGGCATTAAGAAAGCCCGGATCTTTTGATCCGGGCTTTATTCATAGTTTTGAATCCCTGAAACCAGCGTCTAGCCTCTTAGTTAAAAACTTCAAGGCTATCAACATAGTCGATAGCCTCTTTTACTTTCTTCGTGTAAGCTTCCTCTTTGGCCATTTTACAGTCGATTTCTTTGATGACTGCCGACGTTAACTTTCCACTATGCGCGCGGACTATCAATTTCGACAAATTTTCAGACAAAAGTTCACCATTATGTAACATGGCGTAGAGTATGCCCATTGCTGTTAATGTGTCCATAAATATCACCGTCTAGACGCTGGTTTCAGGGATTCAATTAACAGTATATCTCATTAGTGTCTACCCACTTTAGTCTGGAGTCTGGAGTCTGGAGTCTGGAGTCTGGAGTCTAGCTACTCGGTTTCAGTTTCGACCGGTTTGTTGCGCTGCTCTTCCTTGTACGTTTCATACATTTCGACGCAACTTTCCCATAGGGAAAGGTCAACGAGTTGAACGATTTGCACAATTGCGAGCTGTTGATCGGCCTTGTGGATGCAACTTGCATCAACATCCTTGTCGGCGGCGTGATGGCGAATGACATTGGCCATCATGCCCGACTCAATCTGCCCGTCTTGTAACGGTTTCAGGATTTCCTTGCGGCCTTTGCTCTTGCGCGGGCCATCAGTCTTTCCGTCAATCGCCTTAGACGTGATCAAGTCCTTCCAAGCCTCATTCCACCTGTCGCCCGGATATGAGCGAGTGATAAGAGGCTTGCCGGAAGAGTCGAAAACACCCTCCGTTGCTTCATCAACAAAAACCTTCGACAACTGTTGAAGATCTTTGTCAGTGAGCATCGGAAGCTCGTTTTCGTACCCTTCGGGCATAGCCTGTAACCACTTGTATTCCATTGCGTCACGCACAACAGCCGCATTCTTGTGTATGCGAGTATACCGTTGCATGATTCCGCGACGTGCCGAAGCGTACTGGTCGAAATATGCTTTCGACCGATCATCGCGATTCGCTTTGGTAGCCTTATCAAGGCTATCTTTGAGTTCAGCCAACTTGAGAGCGGCTTTACCCTTGATGGGCAAAACGTGGTCCAGCAACGTCTGGATCTTCATTAGAGCTTGACGCTCACTCAGACCCATACGGTAGTAACCCTCGACAGTCAGATAGATTTCAAACTCATTGGACAAAGACAAGCTCTGCCCATGGTCGTTTGTAATCTCGATAGCTTCTTCGTCGCTGATATCCATATGCACAACACATGGAACACCATCGGCAAAGTGCTCTGCAAAAGCGTCCGGCTGCTCTTTTTCGAGTATCCGGAGCGCTTTTGTCCGACGGTCACCGCGCATGGTTTCAAAGGTCTTTCGACCAGTGAAGCCGCGCAACTGTAGCGCGACGTCCAAGCCACGTTCACCGATATCAGATACCAATGCACGTTCGTTGAAAATACGTCGCGGGTTCAGCGGGTTCAGTTGGATTTTGTTCAGAACAATTTTAGTTTCTTCGATATTCATAATGTGCTCTCAAATGATAATGTTGATAGTCAATTGGATAGACACTAATGAAATATACTGTTCGATTCTAGGTTCTTTTGAGTGTACCTGATGTTTTGTTAGCTAGTTCTTATCAGATAGTATCGTCTATACTTTTTCATGCTCTCAAGGTAATGAATAGACCGATGAAGCCTACAGCCATGAAGGCTATAGCTACAATGTTGCAAGTCATTTCAATATCCAAGGAATTCTCTCACTTCTTTCAGGTTGTAACTCGTTACGTCCACGACAACCGTAATATTACGGTTGTTTGCGTCGTAACACTCTTCAAGGGCGAAAAGTCTTTCGCCTTCATAAAATGTAACAATGCTGTGATCTTTCAGAATACGGTTAATATCTCTATTGCCCATAGTGTACCTCACTGGTACACTCAAAAGAACCTAGAATCCTAGGTGTTGCCTCTAGTTGTAGTTACATGCTAGAGGTAATACCTAAATTGTCAGACTCTAGGTTTCTTTTGAGTGTATCTAATGTTTGTTAGCTGTTTTCGATAGTTTGTTAGCTGTTTTCGATAGTTTGGTAATTATCTGGTTTTATGTCTCTAATGTATTCGAGTACTTGTTTCATAGTATCAAATGTTCGAGTACGTCGTAAATCGATAATTGGTTTTCCGTAACAATCAGATGACCAACACTTCAATGTATATGATTTAATATCTTTACTGCCCATGGTATATCCTTATAGATACACTCAAAAGAAACCTAGAGTCTTATATTCAGCGTCTTGCTACTTGCTACCGTTTGGCCCTTCTCACCGCGAAGTGACATTTTCCGCCGGGTAGCTCATAACCGCAAACTATATTGTCAAGGATCACAGACTTTGAGACTGTCAAGCTATTCAGTCTAACCGCGTGTCTGTTGATAGAGTACTCCAAAGATAAGGTATATACAAGCTAGTGGATACATTATTTTCAGACTATCGTTGACGATAGTCTATAAGTGCATAGTATACAAGGCCATAGACCTACCATAATATATGGTACGTCGTGAGTAGCTAGCCTCTAGCCTATAGTATACGGGCTATGGTCTATAGTATCTAGGGCTATGGTATCTAGTATATCATATAGGCTAGATGCTATAGACTAGCGGCATAGTGACTGCATCCTATAGGCTTGAGGCTTTGATAGCCCTACCTGTCTCAATCAATTGATTAGGGCCATTGCTTGCTATATGCATATACCCATATGCATACAGCTATATGCATATAGCTGTACATATACAGACATACGTGTATAGATAATAGGTAGTACTCTGTGATGCAGAGTACTATGTACTAGATGATGGACTCTGTGATGCAAAGTACTATGTACTGGATGATGGAGTCTGCGATGCAGTTGTCTTTATACTGCAAAGTAGCTGTGATATAGTAGCTAGTATAGGGAGGGTGGGTTACAAAAATGTATCGAGTCAAGACTTTATAAAATCTACCATATACCCGGAGCCCCTGCCTCATATATCATGTAAATTTAAGACAGGAATCCAGTTGATGGTGTCACAGAGCCCCTGCCTCATATATCATGTAAATTTAAAACAGGAATCCAGAATCCAGACTCAGGGTATAATACTCAGAGCCAGTGTACATTTAAGACAGGAATCCAGCATCCAGTTGATGGTAGCGGGACTCTAGACGCAGGGGTGGGTTAAATTACCGATTACAAAAGTAATCACTAACATACGTACGTTGATCCCGTCAAAAATAAATCTCAGAATTTTATTTGGTAGAATGCTAAAATTGGCTATATTATAAGTGAGAGATCATAAGCACTCAAAAACGGACCCGATTGTACACTCAATCACCTCGGAGCATTTACAATGTCGATGACAGGCTTTACAAATTACTCAACTGTGGATGGCCAGCAGGTATTTATTATTGCTGATGTCATTACAGGCACTGCCGACGCTATAGGTGAGTCGATACTGCTAAAGGCTGATGGTGCAATCAGGGCGAGTGGTACCGGAGTGATTACGTTCACGAGGTGCCAGATCTTTATCGATGACGTTGCACCGGTGGCTAACTGGTGGGCTATCCAAGAAGCCGCCCTATCATATAATGGGCTTAGCGGCGGCAGGTCTGGGATATCCAGCCACATTAATTTTATCGATTGTTCGATTACTTTCCGGGCAACCGCAACCGTTGCGATTTTCATATCGCAAGTCCAAAATACTAGGGTGTACTCCACAGGTTCAGCCACTGTTCGGCTCTACACGCAAGAGACTACCAACCTCGACGATATGCACATTGATAATATCAGCTGGGAGCTGATAGGTGAGCCCTCGGCTTCCGGTAATCTCCGCATTGAAAATAGCGGCAACGGACCAACTAACTTTGATTCCGGCCGAATGGATCTACCCTATATCAAAGAAGTTAATGTCCCGACATCCCTTAATCTTGGTACTGGGAATTCCGGAAATAACGAATGGGGAATCTGGAATCCCATCCTATTCAACAATCAGACAGTCAGCATGTCCAGCGCGAACAGCGCGTTTTTCGATGGATGGACTGCTGGATGGCGCTTCAAGAATCGCGACTCTGGCGCAGATGTTGAGGACGTGACGCTTATCCTGAGTAGTAACCGAAGCGGGTCGATGACCGAGCTAGGACGCTATTCGACAGATTCAGATGGTCAACTTGTCGGCACCTATGATTCAAAAGCCTTTACCACCGGCTCAAGCATCGCACGTCCAACACTCTATTTCCCCAAGAACGAAGCGGATCAGGCTGGTAGTTCATACGGTCCAGGTGCGTTCAAATACGATCTAGTGACTATCCTGCACGCTATTGAGTGCCGCGCCTTCGGATTCCAGGCCTCAGTAGGCTTTAGTCTAGGTGATACCTATGCCCCAACTGGGCCCGTAGGTTCTATCAATTCCGATTACACAGTTGACCAGCTTGTCAACTTTATTTTGAATAACTTGTTGGACCTCACTGAGACGAATCCTGTTACAGTCGCAGCCTACACAGATTTGGGTCCGGCAGACAAGTTCTACGACATGTCCCACTATGCGTGGTACGCGAACGACGGTTATCCGATCATTACGCGGGTTGGTGATCAAATGGTATTGGACGATATTATCCTTACCCTAGATGCTACGGGCTCAGTGTACGTTGCAGCCTCTCTAACGGCTATCACCGCCAAGGCCGCAACTTGTGAGTTTGGTATAACAACCACCACTGGTAAGTTGATACTCCTTAATGGCGTCCTACTCAGCGGCGAAACTTTCGATGGCGACATTGAGATTGATAACACCTCCGATGGTGACACCTACACGGGTATCACAGCCTCAAAGATCATTCACACCGGAACGGGCGCAAACGCTCTTACGCTTGATGGTGCTAACGTGACCGAGCTCGAAGTAACTGGTGGAGCAACTCTGACTGTTACCCTGACCAATGGGTCCTCGGTCCCGACACTCACACAGACCAGTGGCACAATCACGATCATCAATGATATGACCGTGACGATCTCCGGCCTCACGATTGGTGATACAATCAGGGTCGAAGATGGCGCCGAAGTGCAGCAAGAGTTTGCCACAGCAACCGGCTCAACTTATCAATTTACTATTGCCAGAGCAGACGAAGGCGAAACTTGGAAGTATGCAGTCGACAGGGCTGGGTACAGCCCAGATGTCGGAACGTTCCTCGTTGCAGAGGGCACAAGCCTATCGATTAATGTCACACTACTTGAGTACATCCGAGGCGCCGGTGGTGTTATGTATACTGCTAGCTCATGCCCATTATGTACTGTGTCATTTGATCTCATCACACCACAAGCGACAATCGATATTGCTGATGGTGTTGCTAACCTCCAGGGTGTCTTTGACAGCTTCGAAAATGCACTACTCACGGCCGATGGTATGGCATGGCACTCTCAACAGGGTTCAATCTGCCAATTTGACGACCTACCCGGTGTAGGAAAGATCCTGTTCATGGGTCCAGATATCCGTGTACGCCGTGACTCTGCCGGTGATACGAATGCAGCGGTTGATGGTTACCTATTGTCCCAGGACGGTACGCCTGTTGACGGCACAAATGGTGGCGTTGTCTATGTTGCTGGTTCCACGAACTCAGAGCTCGCCCAAACGGTCTGGGAATATGTGACTCGTACGCTTACTACCGGTAGCGGTGGCGCTACTGCTGCTGAAGTATGGGCTTATGCTACACGTACCATCACAGGCGGTGTCGTTGATACTAATAACGACATGCGCGGTACTGATAGTGCAAACACGGTTGTCCCAGATAACGCTGGTATCGTAGCCATTCAAGCTAAGACTGACTTACTCAACTTCACCGGTAATGACGTTCAGTCAATCGCCTCTAATATGCGAGGAACTGATATTGGCGACCTTAACAATCTATCCACAGCCGATATTGATGCACGTCTCGCTGCCTATGGTATACCTACGCTAACGGAGATGACAGCAGCATTTACTCAGATCAAAGGTGCAGGTTGGACTACAACCGACACGCTTGAAGCAATCAGGAATGCAGTCGATGGTGGAACTACGCCAGCTCAGATCTGGGCTTATGTGACTCGTACTATCACGGGCGGTACTATCGATACCACTAATGATATGCGTGGTACTGATAGCGCGAATACAGTCGTTCCAGATAACGCTGGTATTGCTGCTAATGGTATTGCAATTGGTAATCTAAATGACCTATCTACAGCCGATATTGACGCACGTCTCACGGCCTACGGTATACCTACTCTAACAGAGTTAACTGCAGCATTCACTGAAATCAAAGGCACCGGTTGGACTACAACCGATACGCTCGAAGCAATCAGGAATGCAGTTGACGCTGTGAGTGGAAGTGCCTTAACAGCCACTCAAGTATGGGCTCATGTAACCCGTACGGTTACGGGTGGTACTATTGACACTAATAATGATATGCGTGGTAATGATACCGCTCCAGATAATGCTGGTATCGCTGTAGCAGAGACTCAGTCAACACTGGCTAGGCAGGGTCTGCTCAATCGTTTCAAGATTACAGTTGATAATCTTGCAACGCTATACGCAGATGATGGCACCACGCCATTGGTAGTATTTGACCTTAAGGACATTAACGGCGTAGCTGCGTACATTAACTCCACTGAGAGAGCACCACAATGAGTCTTGTAACATATGGTTATGGTCCTGCTGCCGGAGTTACGTTTCCATTATATGGTTACGGCTTTGCAGCACAGCTTAATCTCCCCGGCCTATGTGCGCAAGTAGAAACTGACTCTATGTCTACCGAGGTCACAGAAGCTAGCATGTTATCGTCCCGTCAATCATTGAGTATGAACGGGTCGGTAGCCGCAGCTAGTATACTAACATCTAAAGATATAGACATCTTAACACAATCTACAGAGGTAGAAAAATGTCAGTAGCCATATTTATAGGAAGTACTGCGAGAATTACAGTATCTAATATACTGGACTTCGATGGTCTCACCGTTGTTGCTGATAGTATAGTAGCCCGTATCTATGATAAGAATGAAACACTTGTGGATACTGCCACGTTACAAAATCAAGGTGGCGTATGGCAGGGATCATTTTCACCGCAATCCCTAGTTCAGGACGCTAAGTATAATTTAGAGATTATTACTACAGCTGATACTGGCGCTATATTAACACAGCGTGAAATATTCATAGCAAAGTACAAAGGTTGGGCATAGATCTCGTCAAAAATAAATCTCGTAATTTTATTTGGTAGACTGAGAGAAATGGCTATATTATAAGTAAGAGATTATAAGTACTTAAAAACGGACCCGATTATACAATCATGGATGAAGAGAATAAATTCGAACGAGTTAAAGAGCATGATGACCCTAATCGTTGTCAGGGTAATAGCGCCCACGGTCAGTGCATGATGGTTGCTATCACAGGCAGCCAGTACTGTATTCAGCACGGCGGTCATAATGTGCTTATTAAAGCTAAGAAAGACGGACTACGCAATCTTAAGTTGACCAAGTTCAAGGCGAGACTTGTTCAACTAGGTAATAGCGATAACCTAATGTCATTACGTGACGAGATTGCTATATTGCGTATAACGCTTGAAGAGACAGTCGAATCGTGTGAAGGCGCGTCCGATCTAATTACTAATTCTGGCCAGATAGCGGCACTGGTCAATAATATTGGTAAGTTAGTTAAGGATTGTCATAGTATCGAAGAGAAGACAGGACATCTGTTGTCTAAAGACGCTCTTACAAATTTTGCCGGTAAAGTAATTGACATTATTGTTCGTCATGTCCCAGATGAGGATATCAAACGAGCTATAGCCGGAGAGATTGTAAATGCTGTTGGAGAGTCTAGCAAAACAGATCAATGAAGGTCTGACGCGAGCAGCTATATCTAAAGCTTCTGATTGGGCGATGAACTATCGCTGGATCAAGAATCTAAAGACCGGCGAACCGATGCTCTATAGTTTTGACCTACATCCTTGGTCCCTTGAAATGCATGATTGCACTGCCAATCACATGGTAGGTCAGAAAGCCGCCCAGATGGCTTTCACTGAGACAGCAATCAACCGCGCATTTAAGACTATTGATGTAGACCATCAGTCAGTTGGGTATGTGTTACCCACCGAAAGGCCTGACGCCGCTGACTTTAGCTCTAGTCGGTTTGATCCCGCTCTTGAGATGAGCCCGCATCTCTCAGCCTTATTCTGTGACACAAAGAATCTAGGTCTTAAAAGAGCGGGAATGGCCAGTCTCTATGTACGATCTGCACGTAGTAGATCACAGCTTAAGTCAATCCCAGCTGGTACTATGATCTTCGACGAAGTAGATGAAATGGCACCATGGTCACTTATCCTGGGTCGTGAGAGACAATCCGGTCAGTTTGTCAAATTTGAGTTTGACTTATCAACCCCGACAGTACCTAAGTTTGGTATTAATGGCGAGTTCCTTTTATCTGATCAGCGGCATTTCTATTTCCAATGCCCATGTTGCAGCAGATACACAGAGCTCGTCTTTCCTGATTGCTTAGTCATAACTGCTGAAACACATTATGACGAGAAAGTCAAAGACTCTTATTATATATGCAAAGAGTGTAAAGGTACGCTAGACCACTTTGATAAGATCAATTGGCTCAAGCCTATCGAGCGTGGTGGAAAAGCTCAGTGGCAGCCCGCTTATAAGGGTCGTCATATCCATGGCTATCATGTCAATCAGATGTATTCCTTTACGATTCAGCCTTGGGAATTTGCAACATCTGCACTAAGGCGGACACAATCTGAAGAAGATGAAACTGAGTTCTTTAACAGTAAGCTTGGATTACCGCATGTAGTCAAGGGCGCTCAGATCAATGACGACGATATCGAAAAGTGCACTGGTAGATACACAAAGTCTAATGGAGCTGGGTCCAGTCAGTTCGTGTGTATGGGTATTGACGTTGGAAATAAAATCCATATTGAAATTACTGAGTACCTACTTGATCCAAAGAAAGCAGCAAAGACAAAAGATGTCAATCTTATGTCAGAAGCTAGAGTTCTCACACAATTCACAGTAGATGAGTTCGAAGAGATAGATGACTACGTTTTTCTGTATGACGTTAACTCTGTAGTTATTGACCGACAGCCCGAGCAACGTAAGAGTAAGGAATTCAGTAATAGATTTCGCGGTATTGCTAGAACTTGTGTTACAACTGGTGATAAGATATCTGGTCGTGATATTGTAGAGCATGATTGGGAAGATGAAGATTCAATTTCGATTGATAAGACAAGTTGGCTCGATGTTGCACTGCGTCGTTTTAAGGCAGGAACAATCAAAATCCCTATGGATACGAACTTAGAATATCGTGACCACATTAAAGAACCTGTAAGAGTCTATAAAAAGAACGCCCAAGGACAGCCGCGAGGCATCTATTTAGCTGCTGGTGCCGACCATTATGCTATGGCTCGTTGTTACTGCGAGATAGCTTTTAAGGTTGCAATGGCCAAAGGATCAAATGAGGATATTAACTAATGAGCAGTGACAAAGACCCTACGCAGTCTAATGGAGCTATATTTCCTGCGCAAGCACGATTGGTAGCTACTTATAAGAAGAGTGTTAATTCAGCGCAAACATTAGCAGAACTCAGTATAGATCTGCCATCTGATTGTATTGGCGTTGAGATTAGAAACGAAGGATCAGCAATCCTCCGCTTTGGTCTGGGTAATGCCAATGCTAATAATGGTGGTATTGCACAGTTTGACGCTTTTTCATTCTGGGATACACGGGCTAATCTTGAGATTCTGAAATTTTATACTGGAAGTGCAACAGACATCAGTTTCTTTATCTATACAGGTTAATAATAATGCTAAAACTTACGCCACATATGCAGAGAGTGGTACCTGCCAAACAGGTAGCTTTTAATCAGCTTAATCGTGAATCCACTGTAGTTGGCTCTACTGCACTACCACTAGCGTGTGTCCGAATTGACCCGCGTAAGGGCATTATTGATGGTACTGATGTACTCGCGAATACCCCAGACCTTCGATGGGTAGGTGGCCAGCTTGTTGTCAGTTCGCTCAAGGGTGATGCAAACCTGGTTGCTGCTGATTTGACGGACGGCAGTTGGACTAAAGGTAGCAACACGACCATCACAGATCGTGGCGACGGGTCCTTTAGACTAGAGATGCCTGATGGCGTTGACTCCTTTATAAGCAGAACCCTCACGTTTGACAACACAGATTACACGACGTCTTTTGATTTTCGGCAGACTCCCGGTGGGGCGGCCTCCGGCACATTTAACGTCCACTCAAGAAATGGCGGCCTCGTAAGGGTATACTATAGCGGAACTCCGCCCACGGACTGGACCCCTATACATTCCACAAGAGACAATAACTCTACGGCGAATGCGTTGTTTTTCCTGGATACCGGTGGTGTCGATATTGAGATACGAAATATCCGGTTTGTCAACTCCAGTGCGCCTGCCGCCGGATTCCCTAACGGCAGTCTAACAAATGCTAATTACCTGAAGGATATTCTTACCTTCCTTTATACCTATACAGCGACGACCACGTTTCAAGTACCAATCATGCCATATGGTTGGAGCGATGACGGCAACCCCGCTGACGCTGAGGCCGTACTTCTTGAAGCTGGAGCGTTCCAACTCAAGATTTCAGCAGCTGGGCTCATCGAGACTTCCGGCGGTGCCATCTCAACGAAGAAACTCACGGCGAATATGCTGTCGGTCATTACTGTCGAGTGTGATGGTATCAACCATACGTTACAGGTCGACGGAGAAACGCCGGTAATTGCCGCCTCTGCCATCGTTCCAAGCGGAACTTCCTACGATGGCAATTCGGCAGCAGGTACCAAGCCGAGCCATGCGATAAAACATATTGCGATATGGGACCGCAAGTTAGCCACCGCCGAGATAACAACTGGCGAAGACGGTTATCAATCCCGTCTCGGAGGCATGGTCCCGCAATAAATTATATTAATGCACCAGTCTAATAGCAACAAGGAATAATTAATGGCCATTGACATATCACAAATCAAGCACCCTAAGTACGCAGAGCGCGAGGCTGATTGGAAGAAGTTTCGTCTAACGTACCAAGGCGGCACTGATTTTCGTGAAGAGTACATGAAGCAATTCTCTTTACGAGAAAATGCTACTGATTTCTCTGACCGTAAAGAGATGTCGTATGTCCCCGCTTTTGCTAAGGCTGCTGTTGTTGAAATTAAGAATGCAATCTTCGGACGCATGATTGACGTAAAACGGATTGCCGGTCCTGACTCATGGCAACAGGTACTTGATGGTACTGACCCTGGTGTAGACCGCGAAGACTCGTCAATGAATGCTTTTATGGGCGGTGAAGTTCTGCCGGAACTCCTTGCAATCCAGAAAGTAGGTATCTTTGTAGACCGTCCTGCCCTTGACGGCGAGCGGACCGGTACTAAAGCTGATGATATCGGTAGAACTCCATATCTATATCTCTTTCGTGCTGAGCAGATCAGAAGCTGGGCTTATGGTCCTAACAAAAAGTTGATTAACTTGCTGCTTCAAGCAACTGTTGATGTCGTTAATGAAGACACTGGTCTAGTCGATGATACAGCCGAAGAGTACAGACACTTTAAATTAGTGCCCGGCGGATGTGAAGTAACAATCTACGATGACAAGGACGAAGTCAAGGAACCAACAACCCTTTATCCTTGGACTGAAATTCCATGCGCAATCGTTGAAGTCCCTCAGAGTCTACTCGAAGATGCCGCGGATTATCAGATCTCACATCTGAACATTGCATCGTCAGACGTGAGCTATGCATGGAAATCCAATTTCCCATTTTATACAGAACAGTCTGACCCGCATGCAGATAATACCTATATGCGTAAGGTTAATGCTGTTGAAGGCGATTCAGATGATGGTACTGCCGCTAAGGCACGTACTGCAACTGATCGCGAAATACGTGTTGGCACAGTGCGTGGACGTCGCTATTCAAAAGGACTAGACGCACCATCTTTTATTCATCCTTCTCCTGAGCCTCTCGAAGTCTCAATGAAGAAACAGGATGCTATGAAACGCGAGATCCGTCAACTCGTACAGTTGGCCGTAACTAATATGGACCCTCGGCGCGAAAGTGCAGAGAGTAAGTCCATGGACGAACGCGGCCTAGAATCCGGACTATCTTATATTGCCCATCAGCTGGAACGTGCCGAAAGGATGATCGTCAGAATATGGGCAATGTACGAACAAGTAGACAACGACGCCCAAATTCGTTACCCACAAGACTATAGTCTCAAGACTACAGGCGCAAGGATAAAGGAAGGGCAAGAGTTAATCGAAATGGCAAAGTCTTCGCCATCTCTGACTTATCAGAAAGAGATGACGAAACAATCTGCTGAGCTTACTCTTGGTAATCGTGTTGAATCAAGTGTGCTTGATACAATCAAGAAAGAGATTGACAATGCAACTGTTGTCTTTGTTGATCCTGATGCATTAGTTCAGGATGTTGAAATTGGCCTTGCCACGACTGCGACAGTGTCGGAAATTCGTGGTTATGCCAAAGGTGAAGCAGAAAAAGCCAAGGAAGAACGTGCGGAAAGAGCGGCCGCAATCGTTCGGGCTCAGACTGCTGTTAAGAGCGATGAGGCAGCGGCGAGAGGTGTTCCGGAATTGGATCCGGACCCAGAGAATTCTCCTAAGGAGGAGAAAAATATATCACAAAGCCGTGACGCTGGTATAGACAGCGACAAAGGAGTACGTGGGTAATGGCAGCATACATGACAGTAGAAGAAGCTAATACGTACATGGAGACGTACAGGCTGATTACGAGTGCATGGGATGCAGCATCCGCAACTGACCACGCAAAAGCTTTGGCCATCGCCACACGGATGATTGACCAATTGGCTTTTGACGGTGAGAAGAACGATGCTGATCAAGAGCAGCAATTCCCACGTGGAAGTGACACCAGTGTTCCTACCGAGGTCAAGGAAGCATGCGCTGAGTGCGCTTATAGCCTACTTGATGGTGTAGACATTGAGTTAGAATATGATAATATACGAGCTAATACTATGGGTTTCGCGAATGTACGCTCATCGCAAAATTCGAGTATGGTTCCAGAGCACAAAGTTGCAGGTATTCCAAGCTTTATCGCGTGGTTGCTATTAAAGCCTTATCTGCGGACGGGAGGCTCGGTTAGTCTAATGAGGACATAGATGAAGTTCAAGAAAGAAGTAATTAGTTTCACTTATTCACCCTGGATCAAACATGCATTCCGTAATACCTTTGAAGGTGACCCAGCACCTGCGCCGGCTCCCGCCCCTAGTGGCGATCCGGCTCCTGCCCCGGCACCGGCTCCTGCCCCAGCACCGGCTCCTGCCCCTGGCGGAAATAATCAGCCAATGCACACTCAAGAGCAACTCAACTCGGTTGTTGCTCGCGAGCGCAAGAAGATGGAGGATTCCAATAAGCAGCAGAATTCGGACTTGCTTAATCAGCTTAACATGCTGAAGACCAAAGCCAACATGACTGAGGAAGAGCGCGGCGAGCTTGAAACTCAGATTGAAGAGTTGAACAGAAAAGTTTTCAGTGCTGAAGAACTGTCAGCTAAAGACAAGAAAAAGCTCCAGACTCAGTACGATCAGGAAAAAGAAGAACTCACCGGCCAGCGCGACCACTGGAAGAATGAGTACACCGAGGCTATACTTGGTCGTAGTATTACAGACGCAGCGGTCAACTCCGAGGCATTCAATCCTTCCCAGATTGTCTCGATTATTAGACCGCAAACTCGTCTTGTCGAAGATAAGACAGAGGACGGAAAAGTCAAGGGTTATATCCCAACGGCTTCCGTACAGTCGAAAGACAAAGACGGTAACGACGTTACACTCGACGTTCCCGTTTCAAAAGCCATCGAAATGATGAAGGAAGATCCGTCTTTCTTTAACTTGTTCAAAGGTAAGTCCCTTGAGGGACTTAACTCTGACAATGGCGGTGGCGGAGGATCTCCTGATCCTTCAAAGATGTCAATGGAACAATACGCAACATGGCGTGCCAAAGAGAAAAAAGCTGGCCGCTTGTAGTCTGTAAAACTAAAAGGAAGTACCAATCATGAAAATTCAAATGATTGTCCCGTTCATCAACACGTTCGATAATGATAATGACGCGCTCAACCCTGAAACATGGGCACGTGAAGCTCTGGTCGTTCTGAATGAAAAGACCGTTATGCACCCTCTGGTGTATACTGACTACGGTAAAGAAATTAAGCGTCAGGGCGATATCGTCCACACGCATCGCCCGTCCAAGTTTGAAGCAGAACGTAAGGTTGATGGCGACGCTATCACCAAGCAGAATGCTGAAAGTACTGATGTTCAGATTCGTCTTGACCATCACCTGCATACCTCTTTTATCATCTATGATGGTGAAGAGTCCAAGTCCTTCAAAGAGTTGGTGGAACTCTATCTTGGACCTGCAATGCAATCGATCGCTCAGGAAGTTGACGAGATCATCTGTGCGCAGAAGTACGCGTTCCGTACGGCTATGGTTGGTAAGCTCGGCACAGCTGCCACTAAGTCTACCCTGATTGGTGTCAACAAAGAGTTGAACACGCTGCTTGCACCATCAGATGGTAAGCGTTACTTCGTCATGGGACCATCCATGGAAGCTGACCTGCTCGACGTTCAGCTCTTCACTGACGCAAGTCAGGTTGGTGATGATGGTACCGCATTGCGTGAAGCTTCCCTCGGGAAGAAGTTCGGCATGTGGAATCTCATGTCGCAGAATATGCGTTCTGTTGCTGCAACTGATAGTGCCGCTGCTGCTGTTGATAACAGCGGTGGTTATGCTATTGGTTCGACTGTTATTACAATCGACGGAACTACTGGTGACACCATCGCTGTTGGTCAGTGGTGCACAATCGCTGGTGATATGCAGCCTCGTCAGATCACTGCTGTTTCCGGTACGCCAGTTACTCAGATCACGCTTGATAAGGGTTTGACTGCCGCAGTCGTTGATGATGCAGTTGTTACGGTCATGGACCCAGGCGCAATTGATCTGACTGCTGGGTATGCTCAGTACTGGACCAAGCGTATGGTTGTTGATGGTTTCACCATCGCCCCTCAGCAGGGTCAGTTGGCTTCTCTCGCTACCGGTACCGCACCTTATGGTGTTATCGGCGGAAAGAATAGTACGACCAGCCTCAAGCTCGACCGTGGTCTTGAAGCTGCTGCTGTTGACGATGCAACTGTCAATCTTGGTCCTGCTGGTGAATATGGTCTTGGCTTCCACAAGAATGCCATCGCCTTTATCAGTCGTCCTTTGGCATTGCCGAAGCTGGTTAATGGTACCTCCACACGTTCCGCTGTCATGAATTTGAATGGCCTGAATGTACGTATTACCATGACATATGATGCTGACTACCAGGGTACTGTTGTTACCGTCGACTTGCTCGCTGGTGTCAAGGTCCTCGACACCAATCTTGGTGTCCTCGTCTGCGGATAATTTATCGCCGCCGCCGCAGGGGAGGTAGGTGTAAAAACCTATCTCCCCACTTTTACTAGATAAATGAGGGCTATCATGGATTGGCAAGCAATAATTACCAATCTGGGTTTCCCAATTGCTATGTGTATCTATCTTGTTATATCTGATCAACGTAGCAGGAAACGGCTGGAAGACCGTGTTGTGCAACTTGAGAAGAGGGCTGACCAGCGTTCAGAGGAATTACTCGACGTTGTTAAGCAGAACACATCAGCAATGGTTACCCTAAATAGTTCGTTAAAAGGCAGACCTTGTCTACATAACGAACCGAACCCAATGGGCGAGTCATAATGGCTAATCATAGAGAGATCCAGAGAATCATCTACAATCTGAAAAGGCAATGGGGCACACCCATGACCTTGAAGCGGGAGACAACATCTCTTGATGTAGATACCGGTGTGGAAACACCGTCGGTAACCGCCACTGTTATCATCAATCGCGGTATTCTACTACCTCGTAAGATGTCTACAGATTTCTCTTATGATCTCTCTTATATTGCATCTAATAAGAACTTCACTTATGGTGGGTTCTTTGGAAAGACATCACGTCTCATACTTGTAGATGCCAGAGATCTTGGCAAATATGTTATTGCAAAGCAAGATTTTATTATCATTAATAACAAGCGATACGTTATTAATGACTTTGATGAGTATGACCATGGTGCTGACGTTATTGCATATATGATGACAGCCACGAATGTGGAGGCCGATCCAGATGTCGTATAATGTCAACTGGAACAAATGGATTGTCGCCTCAACTATTAAGCACTTCAAAGCAGTTATTGATGCTGTAAGCATTGACAATTTTATTGAAGGAACTTCAACTCGTGACCTCACAAAAGCTGAGTACGTGGAAATCCGCGTCGATGGTCCTTATGCTGACGAACGATCAAAGAACGATTACATTTTGAGGATTGAAGTTAATCTGCTCGTGCAGACGATTGTCAATCCATCCAAAAATATTTATAGACACGCGGAAGTACAAGGTATCTGCATGGGTGCTTTTACAACTATTCCGGTATACAAACTAGGAAACGAAGTCGCAGACGATAAGTCGCAGATAGGGTGCTTAGAACTTAATACCGATGAGCCTCGGGATCATGTTATGTCGCACAACTTCGGACAAATCGAAACCGACATCAAACTTCAGCAAGCTACTGTTGAAGGTCACTATAAAATCGAACTCGAAGGTTAAATCATGAACTTGATATTCCTCCCAAGTGCACCCTTCATCAATACGTTTGCTACTATTGATCTGAAGAAAGTCACTATGACAATCAAGGATGGTGCTACAACGCCTGAAGAAGTTGAGATCAAGATTGGAGAAGGTAACTTCACTTGGACTGAGCGGATTGAGCGTGAGTACGAACTTGATCGTGGAACCCTCGATAGTGTACGTAACGGTGATGAAACTCCAATGGAAGTCCGTTTTGACTTCAAGTGGGAATTTATCAAGGCTAAGACTGCCGATTCCGTTCCTACAATTGAGGAAGCACTCAAGCAAATCGGTAAAGCCAGCTCATGGGTAACAACGTCTTCGGATGCTTGTGAACCATATGCTGTTGATATCGAACTCTTGAATTCACCCGCGTGTACCGGCGAACAGAATGAAACGATTACGTTTCCTGATTTCCGGCATGAAGAACTCAGTCATGATCTTCGGAATGCATCCATCAGCTGTAATGGCCGATGTAATGCGCTTGTTCCGACGATTGTACGCACGACAGCTTAAGCGTCGGTGGCGGCTGGCGATAACCATCTTACTTTAAAGGCGATAAAAGTATGAAATTCCAAGGTATACAAATTAACCCACCTGAACCTAAGGTTCTAGTAATTCCGCACAATGGTATTGAAGTAGTTTTTCAAGCACAACATGTTGATGACTACAGCGAGTTCGATAAGCTTGTACCGAAACCAGTCCCGGTTAAAGTCAGAAGTGCTGATGGTACTGAGAAGATTGATTTTGATGATAAAGCCTATCAGAAAGAAGTAGATGACTGGTCAAACAAACGATCTAACTGGATGTTCATTAAATCTCTTGAAGTGTCTGAAGGCATTGAGTGGGATATCGTTGACATGAAGAAGCCAGACACTTGGCTTAAGTTTGATCAGGAATTTATTAATGCCGGTTTCAATGGACCTGTTATTGAACGCGTCAAGATGCTTTGTTTCCAAGCATGTGGCCTGGATCAATCAATGATCGATGAGGCTACGGAACGTTTTTTAGCTGGTCGGGCTCAGGAGTCCAGCAGCGAAACATCCCAAGATTCAGAACAATAGACTATACGATATGGCGGTCCTGTGAGCGCATGGGTATCCGCCCACCGTATATAAATGAATCTTGGGACAATTGCAGTTCCTGGGGCCAAGCACAGTTAATAGCTTACGAGCAATTAAGAGAAAACGAAGAAAGTGAAGTTGTCAATCAAAAGGGACTCTAGACATGCGCAGCGGAGAGATTCCGCTGTTTTAAAGAAGCATGTCCACGCCCAGCTTAAGAAGCTGTGGCGGCACTGTGTACGTGCCTTTGTAAAAGAAGCTTCAATGCATATAGCCATCGACACAGGGATGTCGATGGCTTCAATGATGCCGCTCGCTGCTAAAGTTCAGTTAGCCACTTTTCTTCGTTCTAAAATTTCTGGTTCTTCTGGCGGACCTAGGTCCGGCTATACTGATATGAATTACAATTATAGCCGTAGCCAACAGAAGTCAATAGCACACGGTCAGCGATTAGGCTCAAAAGCATATGAGCTTTCTTTTGGATCAACGCTTAACCCACATATGACTTTTGAATTTGATATAGTAGTCCTTCAGCACCATCTACACGAGAGCTCTTCTAATTATAAGCAGAGTCGGCATTGGGAATCGTTAGACCACGGTAAGAAAGCCTTTCTGACGGCCTGGAATAATCTACACGAAGTATATGTGAATCCAATAGAGATCAATCGTTGGATCTTAACAGGAGTATGGCGCAGTGCCAAATAGCGACAATATAAGATTAGACGGTGACCCTAGTGGTCTTGTTCGGGCTTTAGACCGTGCTGTTAATGCTTGGAATAGCTATAACAAAGCGCTTGAGATTAATGCGAAGGCGATGAATCTCAATCTTGAAGCTACAAAACATGTAACTGCCGAGCTCCGTGATTATTCTGCTGGTGCACGTGCTGCTGCTAATCAACAGCAGAGACTCAATCGTTCTGTTGCTACGTCTAAGAAGAATATGGATGGTGCTGCGCGCAGTACTAAGAAGCTAGCTTCGGATACTGATACTGCCACAGCAAAAGCTAATGCATTAGCAGCTGCTTTCACACGTACATCTACTAAGGCTAAGCAAGCAAATAGTAATGTACTGAAACTTGGTATCTCACTTGGTGGTATGGCAAGACTTGTTGGTGTTCAGCTTATACATAGAGCAATCTCTACTATGGTTCGTGCATTAGCTGAAGGCGCACGTGAAGCTATTGAACTGCAGAAAGGGCTTGCTGAAATCCGTACTATCTCGCAAGAGAACCAACTTACCCTTGATAAATGGCTCGTTGGTGTTAAAGCACTTTCAAATGCATATGGCGTTGATTTGAAAGATCAAGTTGAGGCAACCTATCAAACACTATCTAATCAGGTAGCTGAAGGTGCCGAAACATTTACTTTCTTAGCAGATGCAAATGACTTTGCTGCTGCAGCAGTGACTAGCACCTCAGATGCAGTGAATCTATTGACTGGTGCGCTTAATGCATACGGTCTTGGAGCAGACCAAACTAGCCGTGTAGCCGCACAGTTTTTTAAGGTGATTGAATTAGGACGTGTTCGTGCAAGCGAGATGTCCAACTCAATCGGCGAACTAGCTGTACTGGGTAAGCAGTTGTCTCTCGGTCTAGATGAACTGGGCGCAGGTGTATCAACACTCACAATCCAAGGTATTAAATATAACAAGGCTGCGACGCAAATGCGTGGTATCCTTGTAAAATTGCTTAAGCCTACTGAAGCTATGAAAGATTTCTTTCATAGCATCGGTGTTGAATCTGGTGAAGCTGCAATCAGAACTTTCGGTTTTGCCGGGGTCATGGAGAGATTGCGTGATACCACAAAGGGTAGTGCAACTGAGTTAGCTAAATATATTAGCCGTATACGCGGATTGTCTGGTGGACTGGTCTTTACAAATGAAGGTCTAGAAACCTATAAGAAGAACTTAGATGAGATCAGAAATTCTACTGACTCATATGGCAAAGCTGTTGATGAAGTTCTGAATAACTCAGGCAAACGTGCAGAAATCTTCTTGACAACAGTTAAGAATGCATTTATTAGCTTTGGAAGTACCTTTGTAGAAACATGGGTAGAGATACTAGATCTTAATTCCAATTTCTTTCATGAAGCAGAGCGTCAACGGCGTGAGTTACATAATCGTGAGTCAGTCGCGCGTGATCTAAATAATATTACTAAGGCTTATGATGATGCCGCTAAAGATCGTTCAAGGTTATATGAACAAGAAGTAGCAGAATTCCGCGCTGCAATGAACAAGCAGGTTGATTCCGCTGTCGAGGGTTACGGAAAAATTCGTGATGAAGCTCTTAAGACTGGTGGTCTGCTCGTTGAGAGTATCTCTGACTCCATTAGTAAATCTACTTCACGTGTAGCAAGTCTTACTAAAGAGATTGAAGATGCAAACAAGCGTATCATTAGTCTTGTTAAAGAAGAAGATCAGACTCTTTTTGAGTGGGCCCAAGACACGCGGAATACTGCTGAGAAGATAGCAGCAATCACCGATAGGATTGCTCAGCAACAATCTAAGCGTGATGCCGCACTTCGTGCTAATAACAAAAAAGCTCTTGACGAATTTAATAATGATATACTTAAGTTAATCAAAGAGCGTAAAACGCTCGATGATGAACTTCATAATGGTAATATTAAGGCTCTTAAAGCTGAGAAGAAACTTACTGAAGAGATTGCTAAAGCCAAACGTGACTCAGCGATCAAACTTGCAAAGCTTCAGGAAACGCTTAGTGGCATAAAACCTGGAAAAGGTGCAAGCAACAAACGTAGAGCTACTGAACGCAAGATCTTTGAAGAAGTTCAGAAGACAACGAATAAGGTTGCTGAACTTGAAAGCAAGCAATCTGAGATTGTAAAGCTTGAACAGCGTAAGATTGACCACGCTCGAACCTTGACTGCTGAAATCAATAAGCAGAAGGACGGCTATGCACAGATAGCTAAGCAAAACGTTACTATTATCAATCAGGAACGCCAGAAGATTGTCGATCAGGAACTTCTGAAAGAAGATCTTAAAGCCCTGATAAAAGACTTTAAGTCTTTTGATATTGGTGAAGCTGCCGCAATTACTGATCCCGATAAGCTTAGAAAGGTAATCGCAGAACGCCAAGAAGCCGCTAAGAGACTGGCACAATTCCAAAAGGATCGCGGTGTGCGTTCTAAGGGCTTACTTGGCCTTGGTGATGCGGCAATCAAAGAAACACAAGTCCTGATTGATTCACTCAAAATCCTTGAGAAAGTTCAGGAACGTCGGACTAAGATTGATGAATTACAAAAGAAGCAAGAAGGCTTTAAGGCAGCTATTGAAGCAGCAAAGGCTGAAGGCAAAGAATTATTAAAGCTGAAGATAGCTTACGAGAATGTTAAAGATGCTTTAGCTGCTATTTCTTTTGTGGAATTTACACCAGAGTTTCAATCTACAATAGATACAATTACGACTGATCTTAAAAAGTTCTTGGATGAAGCAGGTCGTGTAAAGGATGCTAAAGGTGCATTTGATGCACTTAACAAATCCTTTACTACAATTCTAGATGCAAGTGGTAATAGAACAATAAAGCCTCTTGCTGAAACTATGGGCCAGTTGCGCGTAGAACTTAATAAAGTCAAGGGTTCTGAGTTTGACATGAATCTAGAATTAACTATCTATAATGATAAGTTGATTGAAGCACAGGCTAAAGTCGATGAGCTTAAGAATGGTAATGCTCGTCTCTTAGCTGAATCTAGAAAACAAATTGTTGTTGAAGATCAGAAGAGGCTCAAAACTGAGAACCTAATAAGAGCCCAGCAGTACCTACTTCAGATTCTAAGAGAACAAACGCAAGAGTTACAGAAACAAGCTGTTGGACCAAATGGCAAGGCACCAGCTCAACAAGCGTTTGGTGACATCATGCGTGGTAGTGATAATATGTTAGCTCTTCGTCAGAAGGGTGAAGGTGTTGTTAATGCAAAGAGTACACGTAAGTTCTATAGTCAGTTAGTGGCTATGAACACATCACCACAGTCGGTAGTTACTGCTCCCACTGGCGGCACAACCGTCGGTGATATTAACGTAACGATGAATGCTAGTGGTAATTTAGGATATGACGCTGCCGCTCTTGGTGGTGCAATCAAGAGAGCAGCAAGACGAGGTCTAGTATGAGCAATTTCAAAATAGGTGGGCGGTTTGTTATTGAACAGTGGCGTGATGGTAAGTTGCTTACTACACGTTATATCAAGAACGGTATAACCACAGGTGGTTTGAATGACTTACTAGGCGTGGCCTTTCGGGCCCAATCACAACATACCAACTGGTATTTTGGTCTGATTGACGGAGCAAGTACTCCAACACTCTCAGCGGCAGACACTATGTCTAGTCATGCAGGGTGGTCTGAAAATATAGACTATGATGAAACCTCACGTAATGATTGGACTCCAGTCCAGAGTGGCAATGGGAAGATTGTAAATACAACCTACCCGTCATTCACTATGAATGACGATATAGTCATTGCGGGATGTTTTATTACATCCGATAGCACAGTAGGTGGCTCAAGTGGCACACTCTGGTCTACAGGATTGTTTTCAAATGGTAACTCCGCCTTAGGTATCGGTGATATCCTTAAAACATACTATGAACTTACAGCAAGTGGATCATGAGTATAATTCTAGCGCATCCAAGTACAGCAAGCGTTACTTTACCGAACCCGGAATTCGGGGATACAGAAGCGCCAACGTATGGTAACGTATTTGGTACAAATAGGAATAATGAGTTACTGAATGTCTATAATGCAAGTCATCCAACAACACGTACACGTGTTTGGCGTATTAATAAGCTAACAAAAGTTCAACGTGATACACTTCAGAAATTCATTCAAGTAACAGCCGGAGATACAATCAAAGTCACTGACTATAATGCAGTTGAGTTTGATGCATTAATAACTAATGAAGACATCGAGTATGTTGTACTCAGAGACGGTTGTAATTATGAAGTTACATTACAGTTAATGGAAATATCCTAGCATGTCAGTCGTAATACAGTATCCTGCAGCAAATCCTACACACTCAGTAACGTTACGTTCACCAATTTTAGGTGATTCTTTTACTGACAGCGTGAAGACGAATATCCATGTAGCTATGTCTGCAGCGACAATCGCTACACGCAGGACACCTACACGACAAAAGATGTTAATGACTTTTAGGAATATTCCTATTATATGTGATAACCAAAAGTCTGCCTTTGATGACTTTCTGGCAATTGTCAAAGGCCGTGACGTAAGACTATTTGGATATGATGACTCTATGTGGGTCGGTAAAATCATTACTAATCCTTTAGAAATTACGTACACATCACAAGGTCGCGCCGAATTCACAATCGAACTTGTTGGAATAAGATTGTCAACTGACAGACTTCTACGACTCGAAGATGACTCTGGTTATCTGTTGTTAGAAGACGGTTATTATCTGATACTAGAAGAGGACACACCATAATGGCAGACAAAAAACTTACCAATTTAGATCAGATTGCTGATGGTGATATCGGTGATTCTATACTTGCATACCTTGCTTATAATAATATCTCTTACAAAATGACTGCAGCACAGTTGCGTACTGAGTATTTAAATGACTATTATAACCAAAATCTTTCAAACGGCGAAGCTACAGGCTTTCCGAATCAAACAGATACAACACTTTCTATTGTTGAAGGTACACGTACCTTTACAATTACACCGACCGGTGCTGATTTTAGTGTATACTCAGAGTACCGTCAAATCACATTTGCGAGTGCTCAGTCTGTTGTATGGGATGATACTGAGGGCTTACATTACTTTTATATTGACCCAGCAGATGATACGCTTAAGTCTACTATGACTTTTGTGGATACAATCATCCTCGGCCCTAAAGTCTTTGCTGCATATATTTATTGGGACGCTACAAACAAAGAAGCACTTTTCAATGATTGTTTTGACGAGCGTCATGGCACACAGATGGATGGTGCCTCGCATCAAAAGTTCCACTTAGACTTTGGTACAGCATATCGAAGTGGATTGGCTCTGACAGACATCGACGCAGATGCAAGTGGTGATGATGACACTTCTGCGCAGTTTGGTGTAGCGTCCGGTCAGATTGCTGATGAAGATATCATCAGCAATATAAGTACTGTAGCTTCTACTACGGGCCTCAAGGTTCTTTACTTTGAGGGCGCTAACGCCTACCCACGTTTTGGTGCTATCACCGGTTTTAGTGTGTTAATAGCCGGCAGTGGTAGACTTGCATACAACCAGAATAATGGTGGCGTTATGCAGCAGACTGAAGTTGGCGATAACGATTATGTTAACTACCACGCATTTGCAACGCCGACTAATTCTGACCCTAATCGTATGTTTGTCGTACAGGGCCAAGTTGTGTATAGTTCGGCTAATGCAGCGCGTCAGGGTGCTGCAGATGAGATCTATAGTCTTACGGTTACATATCTACCACTCGCAGAGTTCAAGTCTATTGGCACGACTATTTGGCAAACTCGGAGTATTTACACTAATGCTGTTAAAGCGCGTATCCGCTCTTTTGACGGGGAGGACTATGCTGATTTCCGTAATGCTGAGATTGGTTCAGGTACCGGTACATCCCCATCCAGCCATAGTAATCTAACTAACCGCACAGATTCGAATAGTCACCCATCAACTGCGATAAGTGTTGATGCTACTGGGTTCTCTGGGATGCTTGGTCCTACTGATACTGACGTTCAGACAGCTCTTAATACGATTGACACGGCTTTGCCTGACTTACGTCTTTCGTTTTATGCTTCTCTGGCTGCCGCTGTCACTGCTATTGGCTCGACTGAAGTTATCCTTATTATCGACCAGGATGATATCTTAACAGGAAATCTGACGATTCCAGCTAACATTCGTTTGCAGTTTGTTAATGGTTCTGTTATTAGTGGGGCTTACATACTAACACTAGAAGAGCCTGTTATAGCTGGTGCTTGGCAAATATTTGATGTAGCAACCTCTGTACTGTTCGAAAAAGCCCCATCCGGCGGATTCCTGCCGGAATGGTTTGGGGCAGCAGCAGATGATACGGTTAACTGCTCACCCGCCATCACCGCACTAAAAAATGCAGCGGTGAACACGGGTGGTAAAGTAGTTTTTGGGACAGGAACCTACCTCCTCGAAGACGCTTCGTATTTCGATTCCGCAGTTGCCAACATCACCTTCATCATCGAAGGGCAAGGAGTAGGCACGAACCTGCATATTAGCGGACTGAGTGGTGATTATGCGTTTTACTTCAACGAAACCTCTGGCGGCGCTACCGCCAAAACCTTCCCCGGCCTCCGCTTCATCGTGCGGGATTTGCGTGTATATGGCGACAGTACCACGACAGGCTTTGAAACCAACTCGTTCATTAAGCTCCGCAATTCCTACTTCAGTATGACAAATGTCGAAGCAACCTATTTGCAATATGTTGTTCGTGCTACTGAGGTCTGTGACAACGTCACATTTAAGAATGTAGAGTTTGGCGTACAGACGCCAGCTGGTACCGGGCCAGTCACTGAAGGAAGCTACCTGTATTACAACCCACATAGCGGCGACGGGATTGTGATGGAAAGCTGTTCCGCCGGGCCATACCGCGAGTTCAACGGACTTTGTAAGTTATCTAATGCAAACGGTGTGACCTTCATCAGTTGCGTTAACGGAACGTTTGATATTAGTGACAGCTCTGCAGTTTTATTTATCGGTTGCCACTTGGAAACATACAAGAGCGCACCGGGTATCAACATCAAAAACTCTCGTGTAGCCATAAGAGACTCATTCTTATGGAGTTATCTAAGGAATGCCACGGATTCCCCTACTTTGGATTTCGTTTCTGAGTGTGACCAATACCCAATTCAGATTAACGATAGTGCAGAGACTCCGGCAAATAGCCATGTCTCAATTGAGAGTAACACGTTCTACACCCCATATACCTCCGCTACTAGCCACAAGATTAAGCCTGAAATTTACGTGAACCCCAAAAACCGGTCGAGCTTAATCCTCCGTAATAATAAATCAGGTTACCAGCGAGGGCAAACAAAGTTATCCACAACCGGTATCACTGTCGCCTCGTCGGACGGAGCCCTACAAACACCTCTGGATAATTATAGAGGACTGCTCGCATCTGATGTTGACATTATATTTGATGCTGCCACATGGGAAGTTAGAGCCAGGGGCGGGTTTCAGACTGGACCGCTGCCAGCCCTGATCGGTACAAGCTTGATTTATACACTCGCACAGCAAACTGCAACCCCTCCCGGCGATTTAGCTGAGAGCACTACCTTTTATTACCGGATCGCCTGTTACAATCTACGCGGCGAGACCGTGAAAAGTGCAGAGATGAACGTTACGACCGCCACCTTTATAAGCAAGACCGGCGCAATCGAAATGAATCTGGCCTCAAGAGCGCCTTATTCAATATGTCGTCTGTGGCGTGGTACATCCGCGGACACCTACACACACTATGTTGATATCCCTGTGACTTCCGGCTCATGCATTGTCTATGACACTGGATCCACTCTCAACGGTTACCTGTGGTTGACGAGTGCCATACCAACGCCCGGAACGGTGAACGGAACAACAACACTGGATAACACAGGAACACCGAGCGTTAAAGGTGGTGATGTTTGGTTAACAGGCGGAACGACCATAATAACCGACCTGCTAGATAGCACGCCATATCGACCTGTCACGATAATCGCTGAACACACAGTTACAATTGTGAGTGCTACAAATATGATCTTAAGCGATGACACAGACTTTGATATGCTCGCTGATGATACTCTCACGCTAATCCCCAAAGAAGACGGGAACTGGAAAGAAATAGGAAGGAGTGTTAATCAAACGCCTTGATTAGACATCCAAGAAATATTTAACTATCAACTGGCGGTGATGGAGGAATAATGCCACAGGTAATAGAAGCAATAATAACAGATATACATGGCCACCGTGTTGAAGTAGAAAATGGCGCTTTAGCAGTGGCTCTTCAAGATCAACATAGCCCGAAGGTTGGTAGCTGGGCACTTATGGCTGTAGGTGCGCGTCTACCAATTTTGAGTGGTGTCTCAATCAATAGTTATGATATATTATTGGGTGCGGGACACGGATTAA